TCTGCTAGTTTGGTTGTTAGATTAGTAAGGCTCCCGGAGGATCGATTCATTGAGTCCAAACTTTCAATATTTGACGCCGCAAGCTGCCTTTGGAACCCTGCCGCATCCGCAGCTCCTTCAGCATACTCCGATAAACTTCCTAGAAGTTTACCTGAAATTGTAGAGCCGAATAAAAGAACTGCACCAACAAGTAAGCCAGTATTTTCAAGTAGTAGCGTAAGGAAGGGGATAACTCCAGTGTTTACTATACTTAAAAAAGCTTTAGAAACATCAGCAAAAGCTGCTGCAAGCTTATCAAACGGATTTGCATCTACGTCTGAAATTGCCCCGAACTTTTGAGTTGCTTCATCTAGGGTCGCATTGGCGAACGCCTGACGCTTTTCAAAGCTAGTAAGCTGCTCTACACCTTTACCTAGCTGTTTTGCATATTGATCGTATGCCTCATCTAGTTTTACAAAAATACCTAATTCGTCAAGTAGTTCTGGTTCTAGTTTTGTAACACCGCGAGTAAAGCGTTCTAGAGAATCCTGAGTGTTTCTGCCCAGAGCAATGGAAGCATTTTTTGCAGCTACACCAAACTGTTCTATCATACTAGAGTCTAGCCCGGCACTTGTAATCATTGCCGTAGATCTCATAGCTTCTTCTAAACTGAGTGCGTGTCCTGTAGCTTCCTGTAATCCTTTGGACAATGTTCCCATTGCAAGACCTGATGCAGCTCCCAGAGTTGATAATCCTTGCGTAAGCTGCTCTACCTGGGCAGCTCTACGTAATACTCCGAAAGCAGCTGACAAAGCAAATACGTTTGCAGCAAGAGTTGCGTAGGCAGGTACCAAACCTCCTCCCATTGCTTGCTGCATCTTACTGAATGCTTTTGTGCTATTGGAAGTCGCTCCCGCAACACCTTTTTCGCCTCGCTGGTATCTATTCCGTGAATTTGTAAGTTGATCCGTCGAGTCAGCGGCCTGTTTGGCTTTTTTCGCAACGATAGAAAGATCGCCATTGTCGTCGATCTTTACTCTAATCTTAACTTCGTTTTGGGCCACTTGTTTTTCTCTTTAGCTTATCACGCTCCTTTTTTAATTCATCGGAGGATTTTTTGATAGCTCTTGAGTCAAGAAAGTTTAGTACTTGGACTAAAAGTTCTTGATTATCAACTTCGAATACTTCTGCTAGGTACTTTAGGGTTGAGTAGTCTTTACCCACGTATCCTATATCTGGATAAACTCTATCCCCTAAAACATTAAAAATAGATATTGCATCTAATACTTCTTCTGGAAAATCTTCCCAGCTTGGAGGAATCTCTTTTTCAATAGGCTCCTGTCCAAGCTGTTCCATCATTTCAAAATAACGATCTTTCGTCATTTTGGCTTCTAAATTATTATACAGCTTCCCCAGTCTCTCTAGAAGTGCTTCCATCTCGGTCTGTACGAAAGTTATCGAGATCAAAGACTACCTCATTGAGCCATGTGTCGAATTCAGTTGAGGATGAAACAAGAACTTCTGCATTTTCAGCGGTATAAGGGAGCTCTTGGCTCATATCTTTACCTTCAGTATCAATAAGAATAAGGGTTTCCAAATTCTCAAGAGTTAAGCCTTCCCAGCCTTTAATAACTGCAGAGCTAAACTCTACGACAAACTTATCTTCATCTAATGTTTCCATTACTTGACGTGTCTTTCGATCAAACTTTTGAACTGTGCAGCGCTTTCGAAGATTTGTAAGCTCCTTACGAGAAAGATTTGCAACCTTGACCTTAAAGCCAGAAAGCCCAGGAAAATCTACCCAGACTTCTTTAACGTCGACCATTAATTTTTTTAATTCCATTAAAACCACTCCTTAAATAGTGTTGTATTGTAAAATACTACTTAGCGTAGTATTGTCTGTTAATCTCCAGTCAAACATTTGTGCATAGACTGGTCCTGAAGCTGCCCTGTTAGTATATGAAACAGAAGGCATATTAAAATCAAAACCAGCAAAAGTACCTGAATATTCTTGCCCTGCTTTAATTCTAAGTGTTGTATTAGTATCAAAGTTTAGAAAAGTACTTTCTGATCCATCCTTTAAATACTTTCGAATATTTCCAGAGAATATCTTGCCTTTTATGACAAAACCGCTGGGGTACATTGCATTCGAATTATCTGTAACAGCTAATCCACCTTGCACTGTTTCATAGCCAACCCACTCAATATCATTTTGCAACTCAGCCGAAATACCGAATACACAATCAGTAATATCAGTTGAATCTAATGTTACTGAAATATTCGGTATAATACGCGTTAAAGAAGAGGGGTTGGATACAAGTGATTCAGAGCGAGCACTAACAAAGTTATTAAAATTTGTTTGTGGTGTCCCATCAGTGTTGTTTGTAGCTGATCGAATTAATTTTTCAGCTTCGCCTTCTACGGTTAGCTTTAGTATGCTAGCTTTAGAAATGGCAAACTCACCGTTTGTAAGTACAGCATTTTGCAGCTGAAAAATACTTTCGTCGCTTATAAAAAACAAGTCAAAAGCATTACAATCAATAAGACGATCGAACACTATACTTTGACTAGCTGAACTCTCCTTTATAATATTTACAGTAAATGAAAAAGATGCCGGATTTGCTTTAACAATCGTTGATCGTTCAAAGTACTGGGGAGAGTGTACTGTATTTACAGATTCTGTAGATTCTGTAAAAGTTTGTGAGAAAGATATATCATTTTCGGGCTGAAGCTCGTAAATATTATTACCGTACACCAAAGCTAATTTGGTATTCTTTAGAAAGTTAAAGGCCGGCATTTTTTATCTCCTCATAATATGGTATATTACTCCATTCAAGATGTTTTGTCAAGAATTATTTTTAGAAGGTGAATAGAAAAAACGGGCCGTAGCCCGTTTTAAAGTAGTTAAATATTTTATTATGCGTTATGGTATACAAGAGTGGCTTCGTTGGTTTGATCCAAACTTGAAGGAAGCGCATGGAAATTAACTTCAAGACCGATAATATCTTCGATCTGATGAGTTGGAATCTCCAAGTGAGCCGTTGGAATGTCAATTACAAGTTTTGGATTATTAGAACCGCCAATGCTAAATAGCAAATCAGTTGAGTTACTAACAATCGTCGTTGCGCTTGCAAGATCGTCAAACAAGTCCGCACTAGTACCCGCACCTGAAGCAGTTCCACCGTTCAAATAACACGTAAAACTTCCTGAAATATTTCTTGTTCCTGTTACATTACCCAGAGGCTGGTTTACAACACAAAGCTCTTCTGGAGTCAGGAAGGTAAGATTGTTCTCGAAAGAAATACTACCACCTGTCAATGTAAGCTCGTAGTAAGTTTGTGAGTAAGGAGCGCTGCCGCCTGCCGTAGTAATCGCAAGCGTTGAAAGACGATTACGAATAAAGTTGTCGTTGCTGTGGGCGATACCATCACTAATGATATTACTATCCCATCCAACAGGCATTGCTGCTTCTTCTGTAATTAGAGAACCAAGACCGCTCCAATCCAAAGTAAGAATACCATCAATATCAAAATCCATTGTAACAGAGTTACAAACGGCTTTTGAAATCTTATAAATTGTTTGAGGGTTGCCCGGACCTGCTGAATAAGACGCAGGGGCGGTTCCACAAGCACCAAGTACAAAGTACAAATTAAAAGTCCCGAGAGCTGAAACGTTACTGCTGTCAAAATCCATCGTTACATTACTTGGAGTGGCTGCTGTTGTCTTAACTAGGGCATTTGCCCAAGTACGTGAAGCATGCGTATACGCACCAGCATTTAAAAAATTAGCCCACAAAACTTCATCAGTAGTGTGTGCAATATTTCCGGAACTAATTTGGTGAGGACGAGCATACATCTGCAAATTCCACTCTGCAGGCTCAAATGCGTCAGTGAACATTTTACGGCCACGACGTGAAACAGCATTAGCTGAGGCGTCCGCCATTTCATTAACAGCTACTTCAGTAGTAGCCGTAGACTGTGAGAAAGAGAATCCGTCAAGAATAGGAAGCTCCCAGAAGTAGCCGTCCTTTTCCGCATAGACATGGGTATCTCTAGATAGTTGTAATTGTGCTGCCATAGTATATCTCCTATGATCTTGAAAAGGCTAGGTCGTGAATCGTTTGATTCGTGCCAGCATTTTCTTAGTAATGAACCTGTATCAGAACTTCTCCTACTCCGTACGGTTCAAGAACTCCTTCGTCAGTTTCTATATTGACGATTTTAATATCGTGAGTTTTTTGTGCAAGACCTTGCTTATCAGTGTAAGATAGCGCACCATTTTCATCTAAAACCGTTTCTACGTCTTCAATTAATTTATCTAATGCTATTACAGCATCCTCTTCTTGAACGTAGCAACGTATTGTTACACTTAGGTATCGGTCTCTATAGCCTGCACCTTGATACTCTCGTGTTTCTAATCCTGCATTAATATGAAGTGCAGGAAACTCTTCAATTTCATCCCAAAATTTTAAGCGTGGATGAACATTATTGAATACATCTGTAAGAAAGTCTCCGCTTCCGTCAATTTTCTTTAGCTCTCTAACTAAAGCATCTACTATTGCAGAGCGGCGAGTTGTATAAGGTCTTCCGACAAATGACTGTGACACTTACACTCTCCTAGTATAAAATCTTCCAATAGCAAACTGAACGGCTATTTCTCTGATTGACTTATCAATTAACTTTCTAGGATCTCGATCTACACTACCTTGACGATTTCCCTGCTCAAATGTTTCATATGGATTTCTTTGATATGTGTAGCCAATACTTGGAAATCCTTTTGCAGTTCGAGTAATGTCTGTTACTCGAACACTGCTTGCAAATCTTCCTGTTTGATTTTGTAAAGCAGGAGGTATCATATTTTTTTGCACCACTCCCGGCAACTGTTGATTAAATATACCAATGTAACTTGCTATTGAGTAAGGCGATTTTTGTGTTTTAGCTACAGGAAATTTTGTTTTTGGTACTTTTGCTTTTCCGAGCGCCGCAGTAGAGGTCTTTTTTAACTTAGAGCTGCTAGTAGAAGAAGCTTTTCTTGTTGAGTTTTCTATCTTAGGCTCTTTAGAGGTTGTCACCCCTTTTTTCTTTTTAAACTCTTTTAGTACAGCTTTAGTTGCTTTTTTCTCAAATCTCTGAGTAGGGGTATCGGAACCTTTTAAACCAGCAATCGGTTTTTTATTGTTTAATCTTTTAATTCCTGCGCGAATTTGAGCGAGTAGCTCATCTTTCAACCTTGCGCTTTCAAAGCCAGCGTTTCTATTGTCCATTAGGCTTTGGGCGCTAAATATAAAACTTTCTGTGGAATCGTCTCGTATAAGATCTAAATTAATTCCTAAAGCTTCAAGATTAGACATTAATACTTCTCGACTAGCTTTTGAAGTATAGTTTTGATTTATAGCAGTATCAATTGCATCTCTGACTCTACTTTCTAAAATTCCAGCGCCCTCCATGTGGCCGCCTTCAACAAGATCTGTACCTTTTGTTATTTCTGTTTTGCCTTCTTTCATGCGGTCATTTCGTATAAACCGCTTTTTTTCTGTATCAAAGTATCCGTCTTTTACAGCTTTATTCAATCTTCGGTTATATTGCTCTTTTAAAAACTCATTCAACCCAAGTACAAAAGTATTTAATTCTGATGTGTATAATTTTTTTAACTTGTCAAAATTATTAAAGTTAGGGTTTTGATCCGGTGTTGCTTTAGGATTTGCAGTCTCTAAAAGAGTTACTTTAATAAAATGTTGATTTGAAACTATCCTAACATCTCTTGTTTTTTTAAAACTTTGAGCTTGTGTTCTACAAGCTTGAAATATGTTATCTGCACCAGTCTCTACATAGTTTTGAACGTCTTCTTTTCCAAAAAGATTAAGAATATCTCTATGTTCAAATTCTTTTTTTATTTCTTCTACAAACAATCGAGGAAGAAAAACAAAATGGTTTGTTCGCCTATCAGCAGTTTGTCTTCTATACGCATCACTAGTTTTTGATAGGTCTTTTTCTAAATCAAGTAAAAAAGCCTCTAAGCTAGAACGAGACATTAAAAGTTTTTATACAGATCAAGTACGCGTTTTATATGGTCAGGAAACGCTACACTACTGTCTTGGCTGCTAGTTCCGGGATTCTGTAAAGTTGCACCTGCAAGAGTTTTTCTCTCCTTGTACTCATCTCTGTAGTAGTAAGTAATTAAATCAATTACCGCCAGCTTTAAATCGCTAGGCAGAGTTGAGTACCCAGCACGATAAGTAACTTTTACAGCACCTGGTCCTCTCGGCCAGTTTCGATAAGAAGATCCAGTCACATAGAATACAGTATCTGTGTTTTCGTCCAGATAGTAATTTGTGCTTGTCACAGCCTGATAACTAGAGGTGACTGAATCTCTTGTTTCTACGGCACTTACCGATACTACAGGACTTTCAGTTAGTTGTACTAAATGAGTATTCCAATCAATGGTAAATGTCTCAACTTTATCTGTAGAATAAAAATCTACAAATGTATTTCCACAATAAGTTTTTACTAATTGGCTCACAGACGTAATAAGCTGCGAAAGATTGTAATCATCTTTCGGATTCTGTATGCCTTCCATGTCTTTATACTCAGTGAGAGTTATTAAATTAGCCATAAGTCAATTAATAAAAACTTGGGGAGGTTGCCCTCCCCAGTTCAAGATTATGCGTAGTCGAGCTTAACAGCAGCAGCCTTACCAGCTACAGAGTCAAACAACTCGTCAAATCCAAGGTGTTGAGTACCAACAATGAGGCGTCGCTGTGCAGCAACTTCATAGTCAGTCTCTACTGATACACCGCGGAGGCGTGGCATAATAAAGTTAGAAGTGTTTACGGCGATAACACCGGCGTTCTCACCAGCAACAGTAGTAGCCGTAGGAGCTACGAAGTTGTCAGAGATAACTACGGGTGAGCCATAAACTGCACCAACTTGACCAGTCAGCTTCAGAGCGCGGTCTGAACCGACTTCGAAGACGTTGTCAAACTCAGGATCATTAATCAGATCATGATACGCATCTTGTGATACGATGTAAACAATGTCTTGTGGCATGAGGCCATATACACCCATTGACTTACGGAGAGATACAAGATCAACCGCAGCAATAGTTGCAACAGAACCGGCAGCAGCAAACTTGTTACTAGCACCAGCACCTGAGTTACCGCCAGCAATCGCCATAGCGTCGAGACCAGCGATACCTGCACCATTACCATTCAGGATTGCCTTATCAACAGCGCGAGCGTGTGAACGTGCAATACCTTGAGTCAGCATAGGCATAAGATTTACAAGGACTTCCTCGTCGATGTAGTTGTCCATGTAAGTAGTAGAAATCAAACGATCTACAGTCAGGATCTTCTGCTTTGCATTATAAGTACCCTGAACGTCATCAGTTGATTCACGGTTGCCCAAACCAGTACCGCCAGCAGCCTTAGAAGCGTTAGCATCTTCGCCGCCAGTTGACCAAGTTGCAGTGTTAACATCAGTCTGCAGAGGAATAACAGTAGACTTAGAGTTTACAGTCATTTCACGGAACAGATTTGCAACACGCAACTCAAGCTCGATTTCCTTCTCAATTTGAGTAGAAACCTCTTGAGCAATATCAGGAGCATTTGCAGCGCCTGTGTAGCCGATACCAGCTTTCTCAAATACAGATTTAGCATAGTCAGTATCAAAGCCCTTCTGAGTCATAACGCCCAGGAGGTGTGCATACATAAGCTCTTTGTTGCCCTTGATGTTAGCGCCACCTTCACGATCAGCGAATACACGCTTTGACTCGCGAATTTTGGTGAGCTCTTCATTTTTCTCTTGAAGTTGTGCTTGGAAAGATGCAACGACTTCTTCAATCTTTGCGTCCTTCTCAGCCAGCTTAGACTCGATGTCTGCCATCAGGCGATCAGCACCTGACTCAACACCTACACGAATAGCTGATTGAACTTCTTCTTCTTGAGCAGCTTTCTCAGCAGCTTCTTGAGCCGCCTTCTCTTCTGCTTCTTGAGCTGCCTTCTCTTCGGCAGCTTTTTGCTCGGCTTGCTTCAATGCAATCTTAGCAGCAGTCTCTTCTGCTACTTTCTTCGCAAAAGCTTCCAAGTCGACTTCGGGAGTTTGTACTTCCGACATAATGATCTCCTTGTCGGCGGATTTTTCCGCTTCGTCCGGTGTTTCACTAGCTACCGATGAATTTTCATCCTTAGCCAGAGACTGACCGGCTAGATCTACACGATTGGTGAAAGTTTTCTTGAACTCATTATACTCTTCTATAGAGTCAAATGATTTCGCCAGAGAAAAAGTTGCTGCTTGATTGCAAGGTACCGATACCACTGATACTTCAAACAACTCAGCATCCTTAATCTTTAATCCGTCAGTTTCCGTTAGATAATCAGCATCCTTGACTCGGAAACCAACAGAAAAAGCTCCAAGAATGCCTTCTTTTACTAATTGCGCCACATGATCTGGTGCAGATTTAGAAATTTTAGCCTTTAATTCAAGACCGTTTTCAGTGACTTTTAGTCCTGTAGCGCGTCCGATTGGCTTGTTATAGTCATGATTAAAAAGAATAATAGGATTCTTTTCAAAATTGTTCAGACCACCCTTTGTCCATGCCTCCGCATCAATAGTATCGCCAGCACGATCAAAATCAGTTGTGCTAGCCATTCCGCAGATATGAACTCCTCCATCGTCTTCATCTAGAGTTTTGAAGGTAGAGGTAAGATTGAAAATCTTTTCCATTAGTCCTTACTCTTTGGTGCTGCTTTAGGTGCAGGCTTGCTCGCAGGCTTTGATGCTGCCTTTGGAGCGGGTTTTGGAGCAGGCTTAGTAGCCGGCTCTGCCGCCTTTTTAGTAGA